AGCATTTATTATCAGAAAGTGGGTTTGACGATTTTCCATTTATGGTTCCACGTTTTGTAAAAGACAGTGTAAGCACCTATGGACGTTCGCCGGCTATGAATGCGTTGCCAGATGTTAAGATGGTAAACAAGATGTCTGAAACAACGATACGCGCTGCGCAAAAACAGATTGACCCACCGCTGATGGTTCCAGATGATGGTTTTGTATTACCAGTAAGAACAACACCAGGCGCACTAAACTTTTTTCGTACAGGTACAAGAGACAGACTAGAGCCGTTACAAATCGGCGCAAACAATCCACTGGGTTTAAACATGGAAGAGCAAAGGCGTAATGCAATACGCCAGGCGTTCTATGTAGATCAGTTGCTTATGTCACAAGGCCCAGCCATGACAGCAACTGAGGTGTTGCAGCGCAATGAAGAGAAAATGAGGCTCCTCGGACCTGTCCTGGGCAGGTTGCAATCGGAACTGTTGCAGCCTTTAATCTCGCGGTCTTTTGCGTTGCTGCTCCGGAACGGTCTCCTCCCTGTCGCTCCGGAGCAACTACAGGGCCAAGACATTGACATTGAGTATGTGTCACCATTGGCAAAAGCACAGAAGCTTACAGATCTACAGTCTATGCTTAGAGGTTTCGAAGTTATGATGCAGGTAGCAGAGATTGCTCCTGTGATGGATTATCTGGATAGCGATAAGCTTGTGCAGTACTTAGTTGAAGTAACTGGTTTACCTGCGCGTGTTATAAGAAGTGATGAAGAAGTTGCACAGATGCGTAGGCAGCAAGCACAAGCGGCTGAACAGCAAGCAGCTATGGAACAGCAAATGATGCAAGCAGAACAAGCTAATCAGGTTGCGCCTTTAGTTAAGGCAGTAGGTGGTTTAGAGCAGTGAAAGAATTAGAGCAGTTAAAATTATCATATCGCCGCACGTTTAACACAGATGACGGTGAAAAAGTATTACAAGATCTCAAATCAAGGTTTGGTTATGAGACTACAACATTTTCGGGCAATCCTTATGAAACTGCATTTAACGAAGGTCAGCGAGCAGCTGTGCTGCTGATTGTCCGAATGCTGGCTGAAGGGAAGGAAGTAGGATGAGCGAAGAGGCAATCCAAGATACAGGATCTCAAGAAGCTGTTGCAGCAGATGCCGCACCAGTTAGCTTTTTAGAAACATTAGACGAGCAGTATCGTAACGAACCAATGTTTAGACACATAACAAGCGTCAACGACATGGCAAAAGGTTACATGAACGCGCAACGCATGGTAGGTGCTGATAAGGTTGCTATACCGGGCAGTTCTGCGACTGCTGATGATTGGCGAGCGGTTTACCAAAGACTTGGGGCTCCAACAGAAGCTAGTCAATATGAGCTTGGCAAAGATATACCATTAGAAGATTCATATGTTAATTCTTTTAGGGAGTATGCTTTTAATGCTGGCCTTAATGGTCAACAAGCAAATGTTATGATGGATTTTGTGAAATCTGCTGTAAATGATATGAATGAAAATTTTTCTCAAGGTGCAGAAGAAGCGCAGTATGCCGCTGAACAAGAATTACGTCAGGAATATGGTCAAGCTTTTGAACAGCGTTTAGAAGTTGCACAGTTAGCTGCTAAACAGTTATTAGGCGGCACAGAGATGTTTGATGAAATAAAGCTTGCTGATGGCCGCATGTTAGGCGATCATCCAGATATAATTAGAATGTTTTCTAATCTTGCAACGCAAATTGGAGAAGACAATATTGAGGGTTCACCTACAGAAATGATTATGACGCCAGAAGAAGCTAGTAGGCAACTTGCTGACATCACTAGACTTGATGGCCCATATGGTGATAGAATGCACCCACAGCACGATGAGTACGTACAAACTGCGTTACGACTTCGTGACTTCTTATAGTGGATAACCGAAAGGCCCACTTGTAAGCTTGTAGCCAAGCGGAGTAGCTACCCTAAGTAGCAGCAAGGCCTCGCAAGAGACAACCAAGCGCAGCAATCATTAACTGAAACAAAAGTAGGAGAGACAAATGTCTACCCAAATTACTACAGCTTTTGTCAACCAGTTTAGCGCTAATGTCCAAATGCTATCACAGCAGATGGGTTCTTTGCTGCGTAATGCAGTAGATACAGAAAGCGTTAACGGTGAGAAAGCTTTTTTTGATCAAGTAGGACAAGCTGCGGCTGTTCTGCGTACATCGCGTCATGCGGATACACCACTAGTGGAAACACCGCATACAAGACGTATGGTTACAATGTCAGACTATGAGTATGCTGATCTAATCGATGACAGCGACAAAGTACGTTTGCTTGTAGACCCAACGTCAACATATAGCCGTGCAGCCGCTGCTGCTATGGGTCGAGCAATGGATGATGTTATCATCAGCGCTGCTCTAGGCACATCGCAAACAGGTAAAGACGGTTCAACATCAACCACACTACCAGCCGGGCAAAAAATTGCTCATGGTTCTGCTGGTTTGACTATTGCTAAACTAGTATCTGCTAAAGAGCTACTAGATGCAGCAAGTGTTGATCCATCTATTCCACGGCACATCGTTGTTTCACCAAAACAGATTTCTGATTTGTTGAACAATACAACTGTCACAAGTTCTGATTTCAACACGGTCAAAGCTCTGGCTCAAGGGGAAATTTCAAGTTTTGTAGGGTTTAACTTCATAGTAAGTAACCGACTAAACACTGATTCAAACTCTGATCGCCAGGTTATTGCGTTCGCGCAAGACGGTATCAAGCTAGCTGTTGGTAAAGAGCCGGCTGCTCGTATTGATGAACGTGCTGACAAGTCATACTCAACGCAAGTCTATTACTGCCAAACCATCGGGGCAACTCGTATGGAAGAGGAAAAAGTAGTAGAAATTGCGTGTAACGAATAAGGAGATTGACTAATGGCTACTGTTTATTCAACACAACGCACTAACACACGAGCTACTCCAGCCGTGATGAATAAGGCGAATGAGCTAGGCGGCAGGGTCCGTGTTGCTCATGGCACATACGAAGCATCTTCTTTAGCATCTGGTGATGTTATTGAAATGTTTATACTTCCAGATGGCGCACGTTTGCTTGAAGGTTCTTTAGCGCATGACGCTCTAGGTTCTTCAACAACATTGTCAGTTGGTTATGCTGCACACACAAACGCTGCTGGCAGTGCCGTAGCTGCTGCTGCTGCTGCATACAAAGCTGCTGCTGCCTCAACATCTGCTCAGAAAGTAGACATCCTCGCTACTCTAGCTCTAGGCTCAGGCACAGAGACAGACACAAACGAAGATGGTGTGGCTATCACAGTCACTATGGGCGGTGCTGCTGGTACAGGCACTATCGAAGTAACCATTAAGTATGTGGTTGACTAATTAGGTTGGGGCGGTTCGCCGCCCCTTCTTTTACAGGATAGGTTAAAATGGCTAGTACAGTTGATATTGCAAACTTTGCGCTAAACAATTTAGGCGCTTCTAATATTACCTCATTAGATGAAAACAGTAAGGCGGCGCGAGTTGTAAACCAACGCTACGAGTCGGTAAGAGATGCAGTCTTTCGGGCGCATCCTTGGAACTGTTTAATCAATCGCGCAAGTTTAGCACAAGAAACATCAACGCCAGCTTTTGGGTATGCTTTTCAATATGCTTTGCCAACAGATCCTTTTTGCTTACGAGTGCTAGAATTTAGCAATGGTTCTTTGTCGTATCCGCAAGACAATATTACTAACAACACTGGCGGCCCGGTGTTTGTTATTGAAGGCCGTAAACTCTTAACAGATGAGGGCTCGGCGCAAATTAAATATATTGGTAGAATAACTGATACTCAGTTGTACGATGCTAGTTTAACAGAAGCGTTAGCTGCTAGGCTAGCTGCTGAAATATGCTATGCGATTACAGGCTCTACAAGCATGGTACAAATACAGACTTCTTTGTATGAGGCTAAGATAAACGAAGCACGATTTAACGATGCAACAGAGGGCGCAACGCAACGCCTAGAGGCAAGCGACTTTATTGAAAGCAGGTTCTAATGGCACGTTCAGCACCAGCGTTTAGCTCGTTTACAGCCGGTGAGATTAGCCCAAGGCTAGAAGGGCGTACCAATATAGAAAAGTATCGTGAGGGTTTATCAGATCTTACGAACATGGTTGTTATGCCTCATGGCGGTGTAACACGTAGACCAGGAACAGAATATCTTGGAGAGATTGCTAATAGTTCTGTAAAATCGAGACTAATACCTTTTCAGTTTAAAACATCTGACACGTATATACTTGAGTTTGGCAATCAAACGATGCGTGTTTTAAGAAACGATTTACAAGTTTTAAATAGTTCTGCAAAAACAATAACAGCAATTACTAAAGCTAACCCAGGCGTTTTAACGAGCAACAGTCATGGTTTT